ATATGCCTGGCGCTGAGATGAAAGATGGAAAGCCTACCCGACTTTTACTTTCTCTTAGAGCTTGGGGCGCAACGTCCAAGGAAGACGCTAAAGCTAAAGCTAAAGCGATCTCTAAGAGGAATATGAAGTGAGACCAGTATCTGTCGGAATTAACCCAACAGCCGCAACGCTGACAACTGTTTATACAGTTCCTACGGGTTATTACGCCAAGTTTACTGTCATGTATATCCACAATACTGGTGGTTCGACTAAGCACATTACTGTTCAATGGTATGACGCAAGTGATGCCACAACCTTGGATATTCTTACTTCTTACACCTTAACTTCTAAAGAATATCTTGAATTTAATGGTGTTGCTTACATCGTTTTAGAAGAGGGCGATAGGCTTCAAATTACTACAGAAGCGGGTAGTACCTTCAGTTTTATTGCAACATTTGAGGTTCAGGGAGCGCAACGAACATGACCTACTTAGAACTTGTTAACGATGTGTTAGTGCGCTTGCGTGAAAGCACAGTATCTACTGTTGGCGAAACAACCTATTCTTCTTTGATTGGCAAGTTTGTCAATGATGCCAAGCGTCAGATTGAAGATACATATACTTGGAATGTTTTAGCACAAACAGTCACTATCACCACTACTTCTGGCGTAAGTTCTTATGCTTTGACAGGTGCGGGTCAGAAGTTTCGTGTTACTGACGCTATTAACACTACCAGTGTTATTACTTTGGACAACATTACTGTTGCGGACATGAACCGCAAGCTCAACTTTGGCACTCCTTCACAGTCTATTCCTAGCGAGTTTTGCTATAACGGGGTAGATGGTAATGGGGACACAAAGGTTGACTTGTTTCCTGTCCCCAATGGCGTATATACATTGTTGTTTGACCTAATCATCCCACAGGCTAATCTGTCTGCTGATGGCACTTCTGTCAAGGTTTTGGACTATTTGGTTACTCAAAGTGCCTATGCAAGGGCTTTGATTGAGCGTGGCGAAGATGGTGGAACAAACTCTACTGAGGCTTATGCTTTGTTTAGGGGAATGCTCTCTGACGCTATTGCGATGGAAAGCACTCGTTATCCTGAAGACAACTTTGTGGCGGTCTAATGGCAGCACAACTACAAAGTTACAGTCTCTCAGCACCAGGCTTTTATGGCCTAAATACTGAAGACTCTCCCCTTGATTTAGGGGCTGGCTTTGCTTTGGTTGCAACTAATTGCATCTTGGATCAATATGGTCGTATTGGTGCTAGAAAAGGTTGGTCAAGGGTTAACTCATCTTCTGGTGCTTTGGGTGCTAATGATGTTGGCGTTATCCATGAGTTAGTCCAGACTGACGGAACTCTTACAGTTCTGTTTGCTGGCAACAACAAGATATTCAAACTTGGCACTTCTAATGCGGTGACTGAGTTGACTTATGGTGGTGGTGGTACTGCTCCTACTATTACTGCAAATAACTGGCAAACTGCATCCTTAAATGGGATTGCATACTTCTTCCAAACAGGTCACGATCCACTCATTTATGACCCCGCTATAAGTACAACTACTTACCGCAGAATCTCTGAGAAGTCTGGTTATGTGGCTACTGCTCCACAAGCAAACATCTGCATCTCAGCATTTGGTCGTTTGTGGGTGGCTAATACTGCTACCGATAAAACAACCATTACCTTTTCTGATCTGATTGCAGGTCATGTATGGGGGGGTGGTACTTCAGGCTCATTAGATGTCTCTCGTGTATGGCCTAATGGTGCTGATGAAGTAATGGGCTTGGCAGCTCACAATGATTTCTTGTTTATCTTTGGTAAACGACAGATTCTTGTTTACTCTAATGCTTCTACCCCTGCATCTCTGCTTTTGAGCGACACAGTAGGTTCTATTGGTTGCATAGCAAGGGATACCATACAAAGTATTGGTACTGACGTTGTTTTCTTGTCAGACTCAGGTGTTCGTTCACTGATGAGGACAATTCAAGAGAAGTCTGCTCCTTTGCGAGACTTGTCTAAGAATGTTCGTTTTGACTTGTCTTCTTCTCTGGCAAGCGAAACATTGGCTAATTTGAAGTCTGTTTACTCAGAAAAAGAAGCCTTTTATCTGCTTGTTTTACCTGCATCTTTCCAAGTTTACTGCTTTGATACCAAGCAAACATTGCAAGATGGCGCTTCCCGTGTAACCAAGTGGGACTCAATTGCTCCTACTGCTTTGCGTTCTTTGCGTAATGGCGACTTGTACATTGGTAAGAATGGCTATATCGGCAAGTATGGTACTTATCTTGATGACACAGTAACGTACCGATTTGCGTACTACACGAACAATGCTGACTTGGGAAACCCTAATCAGATTTCTATTCTGAAGAATATTACAGCCATTGTGATTGGTGGCTCTGACCAGTTCTTGTCTATAAATTGGGGCTTTGACTATTCTGGCGCTTATCGAGCCGAGAACGTCTACATCCCATCACAGACAAGTTATGAATATGGAACTGCTGAATACAACATTGCTGAATATACAAGTGGTGTGCCAATTAAGACGTTAACAGCAAATGCTTCTGGTGCGGGAAAGATTGTCCAGACAGGGTATGAAACAACCATTAAAGGTGTTTCTTTTTCATTGCAAAAGATTGAAATTCAAGCCAAAGATGGCAAAATGGGATAAGAGGTAAATCATGTCAAATTACACCAAAACCACAAACTTTGCGTCAAAAGACAATTTGTCTCCTGGCAATCCTTTAAAGATTGTCAAAGGTGCTGAGATTGATACAGAGTTCAACAACATTCAGACTGCTGTTGGAACTAAAACAGACAATGCTTCTGCCAACATTACTGGTGGTTCAATTACTGGCATTACTGATTTAGCGGTTGCTGATGGCGGTACTGGTGCTTCTACGGCTACTGCTGCTCTGAACAACCTTTTGCCTAGCCAAACAGGTAACGCAAACAAGTATCTCCAAACTGATGGCACAAATGCAACATGGGATGCAGTAAGCCTTTCCACTTCTGACATCACTGGTACTCTACCCGTTCTTAATGGTGGTACTGGTGTAACTACCGCAACTGGCACAGGTGCAGTTGTTCTGTCAAACAGTCCTACTTTGGTGACTCCCGCATTGGGAACTCCTTCTTCTGGTACGGCAACTAACCTAACTGGTCTGCCGATCTCAACAGGTGTTTCAGGTCTTGGCACTGGTGTAGCGACATTCTTGGCTACTCCATCATCTGCAAACCTAATTTCTGCCGTAACAGACGAAACAGGTAGTGGTGCTTTGGTGTTTGCCAATAGCCCAACCTTGGTTACTCCCGCCCTTGGCACTCCATCTGCTTTGGTTGGCACAAACATCACAGGTACTGCCTCTGGTCTGACTGCGGGTAATGTCACAACTAACGCCAACCTAACAGGTGCAATCACCTCTACTGGCAACGCAACATCTTTGGGTTCATTTAGCTCCTCCAATCTTGCAGGTGCTTTGACAGATGAAACTGGTTCAGGTTCAGCAGTATTTGCTACATCTCCTACATTGGTGACTCCTATCCTTGGAACACCTACTAGCGCAACTTTAACGAACGCTACAGGGCTTCCAATCTCTACTGGCGTGTCAGGTCTAGGCACAGGCGTAGCAACGGCTCTAGCGGTCAATGTAGGCTCTTCTGGCGCACCTTTGGTTAATGGTGGTGTTCTGGGTACTCCATCTAGCGGAACTGCTACTAACCTTACAGGATTGCCAATTTCAACAGGTGTATCTGGTTTGGGTACTGGTGTAGCTACTGCTTTAGCTGTGAACGTAGGTTCTGCGGGTGCTGCCGTTGTTAATGGTGGTGCATTAGGCACACCCTCTGGCGGTACAGCAACCAACTTAACTGGTTTGCCTTTGTCTACTGGTGTAACAGGAACACTTCCTGTCGCTAATGGTGGAACAGGACAGACAAGCTACACAGATGGTCAACTGTTGATTGGTAATAGCACAGGTAACACTCTTGCTAAAGCCACTTTGACACAAGGTACAGGCATTACGATTACCAATGGCAATGGAACAATCACTATTGCTGCATCTGGTGGCGGTGGTTCTGGTGATGTAGTTGGCCCTGCATCTTCTACAGACAATGCTTTTGCTCGTTTTGATAGCACAACAGGTAAGTTGCTTCAGAACTCTACTGGTGCAACATTAAGTGATACTGGTGCGGCTGTGTTTACAGGGGCATTAGATGTTCTTGGAAACTCAACTGCTGGCTCTAATCTGAAGCTATACGAAGACACAGACAACGGCACAAACTATGTAGCGTTTAAAGCACCAGATACTATTGCCTCCAATGTAACTTGGACACTTCCTGCTACTGATGGAACAAGCGCACAAGTATTGTCAACCAATGGCTCTGGCACTTTGTCATGGGCTACTGCGGGTAGTGGCTCAAGCCAATGGACAACTAGCGGAACGCAGATTTATTACAACACAGGTAATGTTGGAATTGGGACTACCTCTCCTGACACTTATACCGATGGTGCTAAGAACTTAACTTTACTTAGTTCTTCAGCAGGTCGCAGTAATTTTGCTTTGGTTGGTACGCAATCATCAGCAGATGAAATTCTTGGAAGACTTAATTTTACAAATACGAATACATCTAATGCCGCATATCGTCTTTGTATGATTGATGCTAAAAGAGGTTCTGATAATAATTCAGGCTATTTTGACTTTAGTACATCCAATGCTGGCACAACAGCGGTACGAGCAAGAATTACACAAAGTGGCAATTTATTGGTTGGCACTACAACTGAAACCTCATCAGCTGGTGTGCTTCAAGTTTCTAACGGCATCACATTCCCCGCAACTCAATCAGCATCATCAGACGCTAATACGCTAGATGACTATGAAGAAGGTACTTGGACACCTTCTGCCACTCCTGAAGGTGGTTCTTTGACAACCTACAGTTCATCAGGAAGATATACAAAAGTTGGAAGACAAGTTTTTTTAAATGGTCAAGTTTTATTGACAACTGTAGGAACTTCTAGTGGCACTTTGGGAGTTAGTAATTTGCCATTTTCTATAGATACTTCCACTGTACAAATGCAAGCACATGGAGTTTCAAGAGAAGTAGCAGCTACTGGTTACGAATGGTTTATCAATAGCCGTGGAAGTGCCACTGTACTTGGTATTGGTAGCATTACAAATGGTGCAATTACATGGTCAAACGGATACCAATATAGCTTTTCAATAACCTATACAGTTTAATAAACAATAAATAACTAAGTTGGATTACTTAGTCGGACTTTTAATCAAAGGAAAATCATGTCACTTACTAAAACTACTGTTGTTGACCAAGTTACTGTTCAAGAGAACGGCATTGTTCTATATCGTGAAGCCACAAAAATCTTGGAGGATGGTAATGAAATCAGCAAAACCTACCATCGTTCAAGCCTCACACCCGCACAAGACTTAACTGGTATCCCCGCTAATGTTGTTGCAATCTGCAATACAGTCTGGACTGCGGAAGTTATTGCGGCTTATCAAGCGGCACAGGCTGCGGCTGAAGCGGCTCGTAACGCATAAAGGAAATAGTCATGGCAACACAATCAGAAATCAACGCATCATTGGGGTTGCCTCCTGGTATCAATCCAGATGGCTCTTGGAATGCTCAAGACTACATGGCAAGGCGTACTGCGGGACAAGTTGACACTCAGGCTCAAGTAGATGCGGCTCGTGCTTCTGCCCAAGCTGAATTGATGAGAGCACCTGGTCAATCAGTAACAGATGCCTCTGGAAGAGAAGTTCAATTAACATCCTATAGACCAGGCTTTGATCCTAGCAACGTCACAACTCAAACATATTTAGGTGAGTTGGAGGCTAGGGGTGGGATGGACACAACCTCTCAATTGTTTAAGCAAACAGCAACTCCTGCTCAACTAGCGGCTAATGCCTCTGCTTATGCTATTGAATTGGCTCGATTGCAAGAGATTGACAGACAAGCGGCTTTGGCGGCTCAACAGTCTTCACCACAAACACAACAAGCTCAATCTATGGCAACAAAGTCTTATACAGATGCAGAAGTAAAACAAGCATTAAAAGACCTTAGTTACCTTGATCCTAATGCCTCTATCAATGACATCATTACTGCGGCTCAAACCTATGGAATTGATAGAGATAGGGTTGTCAAGAACATAAGTTCTTTTACCTATAACGCTGAGAATGTTGATAAGCTATCTAAGCAGATTTTGGCTCAGAACACTACAAATGCTTGGAAGGGTGATGTTCAGCCTGAAACTGCGGCTCGTTACATGGCTGACGATCTTGCTAAGAGTGGTATCACAGACATCTCTCAAGTTGGCAAAGGTGACACAGGAATCATCAATACAGTTACTGGTGAAAAACTTGTTTCTGGTTATGGTGAAAGAACTAAAGGTAATCTTTGGTCTGGTTCATACGAGGGTAAAGGAAATACTGGTTTTGGTGTGCAATTTACAGAAACTGGTAAGCCTATCTTTTATACAGAAGGTGCATCATCAAGCACTCTAAAGAAAGACTTACTTAAAGCCGCAGTTATTGCGGGTGCGGCATTTGGAATCGTTGGCCCTGAAGCCTTTTCAGGCATATTTGGATCAGCGCCAGCGGCTGCAACAGCTTTAGGAGCAGAAGCGGCTGCAACAGGTCTAACACTAGCTGAATTGGGTGGTACTGCGGGTGCAGTAGGTGGAACAACAGGTCTATTAAGCGGTGGTGCAGGAGCAACCGCCTTGGGAACAGGTCTAACAGCAGGTAGCAGTCTTTCAGGTTTAACGGCAGGTAGCACCCTTTCTGGTCTGACTGCGGGGACAGGAGCATTAACTGGTGCTAACACATTGCTTGGCGGTGCGGCACTTGGCTCTACTCTTGGCGGTTTAACAACAGGTGTTGGTGCAGGTGCATTGACTGCGGGTGCTTTAACTGCTGGAGCAGGTACTGGCGCTCTTACTGCCTCACAAATAGGCTCTTTGCTTTCAGGTGGATTGACTACTGGTGCAGGTCTTCTCCAACAACAAACATCTCGTGAAGCGGCTCAAAGAGCGCAACAGATGATTGATACTGAGACTGCTGCTGCTAAACAAGCTGCTGCATTTAGACCCGTTGGAATGACAACTCGGTTTGGTACTTCGCAGTTCACAGTCGATCCAGTAACAGGTCAACTGACAAGCGCAGGATATACCGCAAGCCCAGGTGTTCTGGAAGCTCAGAATCGTTTAGTTGCTTTAGGCAATCAAGGTTTGGCACAAGCAGAAGCCGCACAAGGTCAATTTGCTCCTTTGCAAACAGGCGCACAAAGGTTATTTGGACTTGGTAATCAATACTTGGCTGAATCGCCTGAAGCCGTTGCTCAAAACTATCTCAATCAACAGATGGCTTTGTTGCAACCAGGCAGAGAGTTGGAGTTGGCTAATCTGCAAAACAAACTGCAACAACAAGGTCGTGGTGGTTTAGCGGTTGCTCAAGGTGGTACTTTGGGTGCTACTACTCCTGAACTACAGGCTTTGTATAACGCTCGTGCTACTCAAGAAGCTCAACTGGCAGCACAGGCTCAACAAGCAGGTCAGCAACAGGTTGCCTTTGGTGCGGGATTGCTTGGTACTGGCGCACAAGCTATGGGTCAATACTATGGTGGTCAACAAGCGGCTTATGCTCCTTACACAACTGCTTTGGGTCAATTCACAAACTTAGAGCAATTGGCACAACAACCTTTGACAATGGGTGCATCTCTTGCTCAACAATCTGCTCAAGCAGGTGCTAATGTGGGTCGTTTAGGTCTGTCTGGTGCTGAGTTCAGTACACGATTGGCTACTGGTAATGCAGCAACAACTAACCCCTATTCAACACTACTTAGTGGACTAGGTGCTTCTCCTGCATTTGGGCAAGCACTTGGTGGCTTATTTTCTTAAGGATTCATCATGGCAGAAAATATTGTAGCGGGTCTGTTTGGTTTGACCCCAGAAATGTATGGTGAACAGCAACGTAGAAGTGCTTTGAATGAGGGCATTGCTCTTGCTCAACTAGACCCTGCGGCTCGTGGTGCGGCATTAACCTATGGTGGCGCTAGAGGTCTTGGTGCTGCTATTGGCGGTGCTATGGGCATAGAAGACCCACAACTAAAGATGATTAGCGTTCGTCAACAGATTATGAGTCAACTAGACCAATCTGATCCTGAGTCTATTATCAAAGGCGCTCAGATGTTGGCACAAGCGGGTGACCAACAAGGTGCTATGGCATTGGCTCAATATGCTCGTCAAGCACAAAGTGATGCGGCTCAGACGCAACAGCGTTTGGCGGCAGCTAGAGCGTCTGATGCTTCTGCTTCTCGTGAGCGTCAACAAGCAGTGAACCCAAATATTCAGATTGCCAATGAGATTGGTACTTTGGAAACCTCACTTTTAGACATTGAGAATGCTCCTGATAGTCCAGATCGTACTAGAGCCAAAAACTTGTTAAATTCTCGTCTTAATGCATTAAAGAACTTAACTGCAAAACCTGAAAAAGAAAAAATATCTGCATTTGGTCAAGAACTTGTGGATGCTGGATTGACGCCAGGTAGTGAACCATACATCAAGAGAATGAATGAGTACTTAAATTCAAAAATTGAAGGTGGTAAAAAAGGCAGTGGTAACGTCACTATTGGTGGCATTACTGTTGACACAGGAGTTGCTTCTAAAGAGGCAAGCAAGATTATTGGTCAAAATGTAGCAAATATTGAAACTCAATTTTCATTAAAGACTGCTTTTGATGATGCTATCAAATTGGTTAATCAAGGCATTTATGGCGGTGCTTATGGGCCTGAGAAACAGTTTTTAGCTAAATTTACAGGTATTGGTAGCCCTCAAAAGGTTGAGAATACTGAAGTATTTATGGCAAACATTGGTGAAATTGTTATTCCTAGACTTCAACAGTTTGGCGGTAATGACTCTAACGAAGAGTTGAAATACTTGCAGAGAGTTGTTGCTGGTGAATTGCGAATGGAGCCAAAAGCAATGTTGCGAGTTCTTGAAAGTGCAGAACGCAAAACAAGAAACAATATTGAGCGTCTTCAAAAGCAAGCATCTGGTAAACCAGGCGAAGCATTGCCAACAACGCCAATGAATGCGCCTCTTGGTTCACCACAGAATCCAATCAAGTTGAAGGATAAATAATCATGGCTACGATTTATGAATACAAAGGTGTGTCTTATGAGTTGCCTGATGGATTAAGTCAAGAGGATGCGTTGGCAAGAATTAAGAGTTCCTTGCAACCTGAACCTACTCAAACAGAAGCACAAGCTCCTTCTTCTGGTTTCCTGATGGGCTTAAAAGACCCTATCACCGCAGGCGCACAAATGATTCCTCGTGCTTTAGGTGCAGTAGCTAGTTTGGGTGGAATTAAGCCTAATTCATTGAGTGACTTGCTTTATAGAGAAGCAAAACGTATAGATGAGATGGCTAAAGCTGAAGAGCAAGGCTATCAAGCACAGCGTGAAAAAGCAGGTGAATCTGGTTTTGATGTAGCTCGTTTGGGCGGTAATATTCTTAATCCCGCAAGTCTTGTTCCTGCGGCTCGTGTGGCTCAATTAGCTAGGGCTAGAGGCTTATCTAATGTTGGTCAAGCAGTGGTTGGTGGTGCTGTTGGCGGTGCTATGCAACCTGTTGTTGGCGAAGGAACTTTTGGTGAACAAAAGACAGAACAAGTTGTTTTAGGTGGGGTTACTGGCCCTGTTGGTGAAAAGGTTGTTGCGGGTGCGGGTCGTGTTCTTAATCCATTGGTCTCCAAAGCAGAGCAAACAATGCGAAGCCTTGGTGTTACACCTACTACTGGTCAAACCCTTGGTGGACAGTTTAAAACTATTGAAGAGTTTGCTCAAAACTTGCCCTTAATTGGATCAAGCATTGAGAACGCTAGACAGCGAGTTTTATTTGACTTTAACAAGGGCGTAATCAACAAAGCACTTCAAAAGGTTGATGACAAATTACCCGCTGAAGTTGTTGGTCGTGATGCCATTGCCTATGCTTCGGATGAAGTATCTAAGAAGTACGATGATGTTTTATCCAAAATGTCATTTGACTTGGACTTTGCAACCACAAGCAATATCCTTGGTGCTTTATCAAAGTCTAAAAGTTTGTCTTCAGATCAGAGACAACAGATTACAGAAACCCTAAATGATGTAGTGTTTGGTAAATTTGCAGGCCAAAAGATTGATGGTCAAACCTACAAGGGTATTGAGTCTGATTTACGCAAGAAAGCAAGTAACTATGCCAACAGTGCAACCGCTTCTGAGCGTGAGGTTGGAGATGCTTTAACTGAAGTCCTTGGCGCTATTAAGAAAGAGCTTTACTTCCAAAATCCAAAGCAAACATCTAAGTTGCGTAGGATTGATAGTGCTTACAGTGATTTATCTGTTATCAATGTAGCTGCGGCTAACTCTGGTGCTGACAATGGTGTATTTACGCCAAAACAGTTTTCTACTGCTGTTCGACAACAAGACCAAACAAGACGCAAAACATCGTTTGCCAAAGGTCGTGCAAAAGGACAGGAAATATCCGATGCGGCAGTTCAAGTTCTTGGAGACACTGCTAGATCAACCTTAGAGGGTCGTATTGCGGCTTCTACTGTTGGTGGATTGGGATTGTTATCTCAACCGCAAGTAGGAATTCCTTTGGCGCTTACTGTTCCTCCCGCTTATAGCCCTAGTGGACAAGCGGCAATTGATATGTTGTTGCGTCAACGTCCAGAATTACTACAGCGTGTAGGCGGTATGCTTTCTCAGGAATCTGCTCCAATTGGTTCAGTAATTGCACCAAGTGCTGTTGGTCAGTACAACCTTTCTGAGAGAAGGTAATGAAAGACGGGCTGTTTGCTATCTCAGTAGCAGCCCTTCTTCTTTGTTTTGTAATCTTTTGTAGTTATATTATTGTTTGGGCATTTCCGTGATCGCCTTTCTCTTGGCGGCAACCATAGAGTACCGATGTATTAAGTGGACTTGGAGTGGTGATGTTTACAACCGAAGAGTTGTTTGCATTAAGTGGGAGAGAAAGAAATGATTGATCCGATAACGGCTCTAGCTGGCATACAGTCAGCAATCAGCATGGTCAAGAAGGCAGCAGGTGTTGCCCAAGACCTAGGATCACTTGCGCCCATGATTGGTAAGCTATTTGACGCTAAGTCAACTGCTACCAAAGCCATGCTTCAGGCTAAACAGTCTGGCAAAGGCTCAAACATGGGTACGGCTCTCCAGATTGAGATGGCTTTAGAACAGGCTAGAGCGTTTGAGGAAGAGTTAAAGATGCTCTTCATGCAGACAGGCAAGATTGATGTCTGGAACAAGATTAAGGCTCGTCAAGCAGAGATGGACTTGGCAGATGCTAAAGAGATAAGTGCATTAAAGAAGGCAGAGAAAGCAGCCAAACAGAAAGAGCAAGAACAACTAGAGATTGGCTTGGCAATAGGTGGAATATTCTTTGTTTTGTTTCTAGTCTTTGTTGGCGTAAATGAGCTGATGACATTCTGTGAAGCAACTAGAAGGTGTGGTCGGTGAATGAGTATCAAAAGACCTTTGACCTATGCCTCAAAATCTTCGTTTACGGGGTAGTTGCGCTTTATTTCTTGGGGTTTCTGAAGTTCTTACCTGATGATCTGTCAGACAGAATTGTTAATCTTTTACTTGGAAAGGTTGGATTGGGCAAATGAGAATCACCACTTACCAACAGAATGCTCAAATGTTGTCAGAGGCTCACC